CACGAACTTAGCACCGTACAACGAGCCGACCTCACCCTTATAGAGTTCGCCAACATTGCTGTACTGAGCAGCGTTCAACCACTCGTTGATTTTCATGATGTCGCTCAGAACTTGCGGAGAAGCAACACACACATAGTGACCGCCAGAGACGGGGTTAGCGCGGTTTACTTTCAGCTTAGTCACGGCGTCGAGGATCGCACCAGCGTCGAGCGTGTTGCCCGAAGTGGTTCCTTCAAACGTAGTGTAGTCAGTCCCGCCATCAGCGTACATCTCAGTAAGAGTGTCACTGTTGTCGAGGGCAACTCCGTCACCATTCTCCTTAGCGTCACCAGCAGCGTTGGAACCAACAAGCACGTTGCGCGTGATGGTGTCCAGATCAAGAGCAGCGTCTTCACCGCAAGTCTTGATGCTTTGTTGCAAGCTGTTGAACAGGTCGGTAGCAGTCAGGATGTCTGTTAGCTTAACGACTTGCCCACGCTGAGTGAGGGCTTTCTCAATCTTCGAGAGCGTCAAAGAACGAGTAGGAGTAGGCGCAGTACCTTCAACTAAGTCAGCGATTGCTGCTGTCGAAGGTGAGCCGTAGCGAAACATAGTGATAGCTTTGTGGCCAGCTTTCGCGGGCAACGGAGCTTTTTCACCGAATTGATCCAACACAAGTGCCTCAACAGCGTAGGACAGCAATTTCTTGCTGAAGAAGTTTTGGTACTGGTTGGAAAGAGTAGAGCTAGTATTTGTAGCCATAATGTTATTCCTATACTAATTAGTCCATAATGGTTCTAACCATTGTCAGCCTCATAAGCTTTTTGCAAAAGTAGTTTGCCTTGATCCTCAGTTGACAGTTCGTCAAATGAGGGTGCGCCGCCAACCTTTTCGCTAGTGTAGCCACCATTAAGAGACAGTTTTTTTTCCAGTTTATTATTTGTTTCGGTAAGTTCTTTGTTTTGGGCTTCCAACACATCCGCCTTTTCAGAACCCATTTGCATTTTAGCAAGCTTGACTGCGTGACGCAGACCGTTGCCATCGGGCAAATATACCAAGTCGGGATACTCTTTCAGGAACTGATTTGTTTTTTGAAACAATTCAGTTTCAGGTTTAGTCAGATCGGGGTCATCCCTCTCTAACTCAGACTTAGCTTTAAGAAACGCTTCTTCATGCTGCCTAACAGCTTGCCTTGTGGCTTGCTCTTCTTCGGCTTTCCTGCCTTCTTCGGCAACAGCCTCGGCTTTTTCTAAAGCGTCTTTAGCTAGGTCTTCCCTTCCTTCAAGCTCTAACCTCTCCGCAGCGGCCTTATAGTCCGCAGCAGAGAAATTATCTTTATCCCTGTAAGCCTTGCCTTCGTTGAGATCAGACTGCCTTTCAGCAATCTTTTTCTTCTCTAACTCAAGCTCTTCACGTTCACGTTTGATCGACTCTTTCTGGAGGTTTATGTCCTTCCAAGTCTTGCTCTTACGTTCTTCGTTCTTGGCCCACTTACTCTTGGCGGGTTCCTCGCTGGCTTCAGGAGGCTCCCCTTCTGTCAATGAACTTACCTGTTCGTCAGCATTTCCATCAGTACTGTTCAGTACTGAAGAGTCCTGACCTTCCGGCGACTCATCTGATGGCTCTTGAGGTTGTTCTTCTTGAACTTCCTCTTTCGGTTCTTCCTGAACTATTTCTAACTCAGGCGTTTCACCCGCATCTACAGCAGCGTCAAACTGCTCGGCAGCGGCCTTCATTTGATCGTCGGTAATTTCGACGGACTCTTCTGGCATAATGCTTCCCAATTAGTGCTTATCCTCGTCCAACAATCGCACCAAATCTGCTAGACGTTGCTGTGGGGTTTTCACTCGCCTGATAATCAACCCCAAACATATCAGACGTAAATTCTTCCGGTTCTTCGATTTCTTTTGCCAGAGCTTCAACCGTGTGAACCGTTGTTCTCACACCATTCGCAAAACCTGCGTTGAATTCAAGTTCTTTTTTACTGGACACTGCTTGTTGGTTCTGTTTGAGAACCATATTAAGTAACACTGCCCTAAACCTCTTACCCTCCGCAGACACCAAGAAACGCCTTAAAGCAGCGGATTCCTGCGCTTTCCACTCAGGCTCCCCAATCCAAGGGATATGCTTAGATAGACGCCACGCAATAGATATAAAGTTAAAAAATCTCATTTATTCTTTTTCCAGCTAATTCGCTCCGGCCCCTTTTTCTTCCGCATTGCGCTACTGCACTGAGACTTCGTTGGCCTACAGGCTGGGTAGCCATCCCGCTTTTCGCCCTTCTGGCGACCACAGGGCTTACCAGTCTTGCAGTCAACCCAGCCCTTCCCGTCATTACGGGCAAACCATTTATGCAGACTTTCTTTTGCCACTCTTGTTCCCCCAGTTAGCTGCCCCAACTTTACGGCACTGAACAACAGCACCAGATGCGTAGGCCGAAGGCCAGACCTTGTAGCGTCTCTTAACCTTCTTAGTGCAAGCGTCTTCTTTTTTCTTTTCAGCCATTACCACTTTTTGCACGACCAATATCGTGCTGTCATTTTATCGGTTGCAGTATCGCAGTTATGTCGTGCGCGGAAACTTTTCCGTCTGGCTGGGTCGCTCTTCTTAATCGTCATGTTGGCATCGCCAAACCTAACAATCTTTTCTTTACCGTCTTTACACGCCTTAACTACAAACTTCTTCCCGCCCTGCACTTGACGCTTGGGCGAGTTACATTTCATTTTGGATTTATCAATAGCCATTACATTGCCATCTGCTGTGGTTGCATTTGTTCAGGCTGCATTTGTTGAGGCTGCATTTGTTGCATCGTTTGCTGGGCTTGTGCGGCTTGTTGGTCTTGCTCCGATGGAATCATCCCAGTCTGTTGCAGGTAATCCTCAACATCCTTCCGCATAGATCGAGCGTTGTTTGTGTCAACCTGTTCGTAGGCTGAGAGCAACTGATCCATACGAGCCATAATAGCTTGCTGCCCATCGGGACTCATCTGCAAGCCAGACTGCCTTGCCTTCTCGATGTACTGCATTAGTACACCGATCCGAGCCGGATGCTCGTTAACTTGTCCGACAGGAATCATCTCGCCAATCAAAAGGGCAGGGAGGATTTGTTGTTCATCCTTAACTTCATTAGCTGCTTTCTCGTTCGGGTCTTGAACCAGTCGAGGAATCAGAGATGGGTCTTCCAGTTCTAGGATAGACTTGTCTAACTCAACCTGATTGATCCAAGGCGAGTTCATAAACAACTGCTTACGCTGCACAGCTTTGTTGAGCAGCATAGACTTGCTCACCATATCCATCCCGCCCCGTGGCTCTAGCTGATACTCATCGTGCAGTGCCATCGGGTCTACCGTAAGGCTGTCCTGCAAGAACCTGTACTGTAGGCTTTTCTTGTCGAACTGTAGCAAAACTTCCCAAGACATTCGGAACAAGTCTCCCAAAGCCTGACGGAAGAGGCGCAGACGCAAATCCATATTCTGCTGCGCTTGAGCGTTAACGGATTCGACCTCAGTCGCAGTGCGGCGATCCCTGTCCGCCATTATTCCATAGTCGGGAACGGTGACTCGCTGCTCGGCTATGGCTTGCGTCTGCTGAACCTCTTTATCGAAGTCCATCGGAGTGCTGGGCATTTGAACTGGAGCGATACCAAAAGGCAGGATTTGGCCGGGATTTAGGCGTAAATTAACACTATTTGGTAGGTCGCGCTCGGCTCGGAACAGTGGTTTGTTGAACAGCGTAAAGGCGTCCATCTTCTCGTTCCAGATTTTGCACATCGAAGCCTCGAAAGGTGCAAGCACTTCGCACACCCCGCGAGGCGAGTACCAGCCGCCGTCAGTAATCTCGTACTTAGTGACAGCGAAAGGAGGTTGGCCGTGGTCAAACGGAACCTCCATATCATCCCGCAAAGGAATGTGTGGGGCTTGTGGTGAGAAACATTTCATCAACCACTTGCCATCCTTATCCTGAGTGTAGACTTCCCAAACAATTATCTGATCTTCGTCATTAGAATGCGTGATGCCCTCACGAATCTCCCGCTCGTACTTCAGATCATCTGTAATGCCGGAGTCCTTAGCGTTACCACCCTTGATGCGTTCGATGGTTTCCTTGCTGGTGTCGTAAATGCCAAGACGTTTGTAGTGGTCTAGGCTCATAGGCATGACCTGCGTGATGCGGTCGGCCGTATCAAGACCCTTCGTCCACGGTGGAACGATCATATACATCGGGTCTACCGCTTGGAACTCGACCTGCTTCTTGTCGGGGTTCCAGTAAATCTTCATAACCCCCTGACCACTGACAAGCATATGGTCAATCCAGCTCATCACCTCAGAGGCGTAGTTGCTTTTTTCATTTAGCTTGTAGCTAAACCAATGCTCTGCCGCTGTAGTAAACCCACTCAACTGCGAACGCATCGGCACAAAAGTAGCCAGCACATCTAGCCCCATCGCTTGCTGGAAGAACGCAGGTTTGAGTTTATTGATAGTGGTATCAATCAGAGGGAAATGAAAGTCAGAGGCGTTGGCCCACGGTTTCTGGCGGCGGCGTAAACCGTCATTCCGCATCTGATACCATAGAGATTGTCGCGTCTCCCATCGTGCGCGACTAGCGACATCCTCAACGATGTCAGTGTAAAGTTCTTTGCTCATACTACTTGCCGTAGGTTGTTTTCTTTTTCTTTTTCTTCTTACCGTAAGCCATCTTTAAAATCCTCGTTGTTCGGATGTCTAACTCTCTTCCCTGACCAAGCTGCTATCATTGCAACTTCCGCTCCAACCGCAAACTTAATGCAGTCCTCACAAACACAACCTTTGCAAACAACATCATAAGCAACTGCTTGCCCCACCTCGCCGCATATAAAGCAAGTCTCGCCGTTTGACTTTATTGGCGTTAATGCCGACCGCTGTAAATGCAAAATTTACTTGACCGCTAATAACCCACAAACATCCCTTCTGGCAAGCAATCTTGTTTAAAACTTGACTCAGCCTCCTCCATCAATTCCTTGTATGTAGGACGAGACATCGAGTTGAACCGCTCCCAGCTTCCCCCAACCCCACCACCACACGCTATGCAACCCATCACAGCGTCCGCTCTATCTGGGCTGTCCAGCCCTCTGGACTTCATCTTGTCCTTCGACTCCAGACCCAGCTTGCCAGTCCGGCTAACCTCCGACCTGCGAGTGACCATCTGCTGATGAAGCGTCTGGTCATCCGGTAACAGTATTTCCCTCTTTTCAATTATCCTCGCAGCAGTGTGCCACATCTCGGCACTCCGGTTAGAGTACCGCTCATCAAATGGCCTAGAACCAAAATTAACACGATGTATGTCGTAACCCGCATCCATCAGCGCATCACACAGCGGTAAACCCATACCGCCTTCATCAGCGTATATCTCGTCTTGCGTAAGGTTGTGCTTCTTAACTAGGTTTATGATTTTACCAATGGTCGTGTTCGTGTTTCTTTCACGCCACGTCACCATCTCCATCACCTTGTTCCCATTCCTGTACGCGAAAACACACTCGTCCCCTCCGGCTGCAAAGTCAATGAAAGCAACCTTCATGCCCATCTTTAGCTCCGGCGGATTCTGCAAACACTCCTCTAGGCTTTTAAGGTTAAGAACCAATCCTTCCCCACTATCATCCACAAACTCCCCATAGATCATCGAGCGAACCAAAGGACTATTCTCCCCATACATCTCAATCTGGGTATCAATCCAATCTTTTGTAAGATGAGGGCAGTCAAATGCGGTAACAGTATGACAGTCCCAGAATTTGCGCTTCTTTGTAAACGATTCGTAGAAAGCTCCCGCAGCGGCTCCGGGACTGCTCATCACAAGGAGCCGCGAAGGTTGGCAGCGAGCAATGGCTGTGAAGATGGGATCAGGGACAGTCTTTGCCTCATCCACGATCATTAACAGGTTCTCTGTCGGCCCCTGCCTGTGCCAGCCCTCAAACTTGCCAGCATCATTCGTACTAAACCCAATCGCCCTACTCCCGTTCTGGTACTCAAGCTCGTTGCTCGTCGCTCTCCATCCTCTCCCCAATCCCCCTACATACTTCTTCAAGGTCGGCCAAAGCTGGCCCTCAACCTGACGCCAGACACCCGCAGTCGTTACAACTAAGCTTTCTGGGAATCGAACCATATGCCAGAGAATCGCACTCGCAGCTACCACACTCGTCTTGCCTGACCCGTTCGCCGCCTTTAGCGCAACCTGACACTCCTTATCGTTCAAAGACTCCAAAACCTTCTTTTGCCACGGATAAGTATCTAACCCCAAAAAGTTCTCTGGAAAGTTCTCAAGCTTGCTCGCCTCCTCCAAAGCATCCCTATCCCTAGCAATCCTTTCCAATGCTCTCTGAGACTTTTTCTCAGATGAAGACAATACTAAGGACGGTGCTGGAACTGGCTTGATAGTCTTCTTGGGAAGCAGAATCCCATACTTGCCCTTCTTAGGTGCTGGGCCACTCCTTTTCAGTGGTGGCTGCACTATAAGCTTTTTAAGCTTCTTTGGTTTCTTCGCAGGCATACACCTCTTCTGTTCTCCTCTGTCCTCTCTGTGTCACTCTCAGTACTGCACAGTACTAATTGCGAGTCTTCACCCGCTCTGGAATAGAAGACAACTGCGATAGCAACTCAGGCGAGATAGTGCTAGGCGCGGACTGATTGTCACTTTTAGTTGTCTTCTGATTCCATTGCGGGAACCGCGACTGTAGAAAAGCCAATGCCAGCTTCCCATCGCGGCTTTCCATAACCTTCCGGCACAAAGCCTCTTCGGCCTGTGCTTGCGCTGCCAGAACCTGCGCGTTCAACTTAGGCTTTTCCTTCCTAAGCTTATCAAGCCGACTAGGGCTAATTCCGCAAGCTCCACACGCACCAGTAATGCTGATACCGAGGCTCAGTTTGTTGAGAAACATATCAAGCGTCTCCCCCGTCAAATTCTTCTTAACCGAAATCTCTGCCATATGTTGCAAAGAATGTACCACAAGTTGAAAACACGTCCAGTTTTTAAAGGGGGGGTGTGTGGAGAGTCGATCCAATGGGGGGTGGTGCGCCCCCCGTGGTAGGCAACGCCCTTCCTAAAGTTGAGTGGGGAAATCATGATTAAGGCGGTAATGTTAAGCCGTCCCGATCCGGCCCGATCCCCTGCCCCGATCCGGCCCCCCGATCCGCCCCGATTCTGCCCGATCTGCATCTTGTGGTGTGGGCGGAATATACCCCTATATCTTGTGGCCTCTAAATGCCCCTGTGAGAGCTTTTCTCCGCCGGAATGATATACCACCTTATGGGCATGCCCGATGCCTACAGCACCCCTTCAAGGCCCGTTAAATGTATGCAGTAAATAAGACTTTAACTCCCCCCTCCCGCCATTTCCGATCCTGCCCCCTGCCACATCAAATCCGATCCGGCCCGATCCTATCGACCCCAATCCGCGATTGATTGCCAGACCTGCCGCCAGATTATGTGCCACCAATCCGGCCCCATTCAGTACTGGGCAGTACTGCCCACGTTCACCGCCCCGAAAAAAACTTTCATTTAAGTGTAAATAAAACTTTACACTGGCACCATCTCTGGTATCTTTATTGGAACAGCGGGAGCCACCGCGAGAGAAACAAAAACACGATGAAACACAAAGCAATATTGACCGAAAAGAACGGCAAGAAAACCGCCAAGCGCACCAAAATCAACCTTGGCGATGAGTTCAAAAACAACCCCAACCTAGAAACAATTGAAATTGCAGGTCTGTTTTTTGAGCGGTCACAATTCAAGACACTGTGTCTTAATACAGCCCACCTCCGCCGTGGCTAGTTTGGCCTGATACCCTGCCCCCGCGCAGCGGGGGCAGTAATCAGTTTAAACCTAATAGCAAAAACACGATGAACAAAAGCACATTCAAACGGCAATGGACAAAGGACTCCAAAGACGTACGCAAAAACACGCCCTATGTCTTGGTAAAACACAGGAGAAACACGCGCCTCTCTTACTTCCTGAATCGGGATTATGAGTTGATTTGGCAAGACGGTTTCAACTCGATGCTTCCAACAGAAGAAGAAGGTTTGAAGAAGTTTCTTTTCAGAGTATTCGCCACGCACAAAGTGCAAACCACAGAGGGCTGGACACCAACCTATGACACCCAGAAACCAGAAAAGGTTTGGGGAATTCACGAGGACAATTTCACAGCCTATTGGCTTGACGATTATTTCAACCTGAATGCGGCCACGCTTTCCGGCCTTATGTTTGTCGGCGACACCATCGGAGAGGCTGAGACGGTTTATCAAATCGCAAACGGTTAAGAAAAACGGAGATCATAAAATGAAAAGAACAGACCAAATAAAATTTGACAACGCTACGTTTACGTCCTTGGCACCGTACCCGCCGAGCCAAACACCGGAGCAAACGGAGCATATATGCAAACGGAAAAAATACGGAAAGGTAAAAATGCTACTAACCATCGGAGTATGGGAAGGCCCATCGGGCAAGCAATACCTCGGCGAATGGCTAACAAAGGACGATCACCATAGCTCAACCTACTCATGCCAAGCAAAGGAAAGGTTCAACCTATACAGGAAACGCAAGGACGGGACTTTGTCTCGCATTGGGAAATTCAAACCAGTCCATTCCTGCAGGGAGGAAGGCGGCGAACACATCCCCGTTATGAGTTGGCAAGGAAGGTTTGAATTTAGGGGCGCGGATTATGAATGGGAAGGGTCTTGCGTTTGGGAATTGTCCACGCTGTTATCGGATTGGGATGGGATGATAGATAATGCGCTGGAAAATATGCCAGACTTTAGCGTAGGCGTAGCAAAGGGGGCCAAGCTGGCACTAAAAAAGGCTGGCGCAAATCTCAGTTGATACCCTGCCCCCGCGCTGCGGGGGCAGTAATCAGGGGAGAACCTTGAACATAAAGAAACATATAAACAAAAGAGAAAGACATGAAAAAAACTAACGAAAAGGCGCAAGCCGAAAAGGTGCAAACCGTATTGACCAAAACCCAAACCGCAAGCGTGAAAGAATTCGCGGCGGAGATTGGGGGAGAGGTTGCCAAGTATCAAGAAATTCGGGGCAAACAAGCTCTCAAATTCAAACCGGAATTGTACGCCATACTTGACAAACACAAGGCGAATCACGTTGCGGCGGGTTTGCACATTCAGGAAATCGCCAAGGAATCCAGCGCGTATTCAATCAACACCGTTCAAAATTGGATCGGTGAATGGCGCAGGAATAACAACCTTGAAGCAGACCCAAACAAAAAGAACAAAGGCGGACAAACAAACACCGCCAAGACTGGATCAGGCAAGGCGATACAGGGCATCGAGGGTGAGGGCTTCATGTGCCTTGATCAAGCAATCGAAGCAGGACAAGCAGGGTTTGCTCCATACCTTGAGAAAGAACTGCTTGCTATTGGGCCTTTCCCCGACTGCCCCGATGCCGCCGCGGCTTTGATATTCAAAGCCGTAGCAAAAGCAAGCCTTGCCTACTCACGCGCTCTTACAGAGCAAGCCAAGACACGCGAACAAAAAGCCAAGCTGGACAGTGACGATCTGGAAAGCATCAACAAAGACGCCAAGACGGCGACCACCAAGGGCGCAAGCTCCCGATCCGGCAACCGCAAGGGCAAGAAAGCAACCGCGCAAAACTAAACACCAAACCCAAAGCTGGCGGGGGCATTGCCCCCGCCAGTACTGAACAGTACTAACAAACAAAAAACGGAGATATTAAAATGGCATACTCAAAACCAATTTGGATGGACATTACCGCTTGTACTTACAAGGGCAGCAAATCATACGGCGCACAAAAAGAGGCGGCAACCACGGTGCGCGTGGGAACTAGCGCACAAAATTCGCACGTCTTTGTTGAGCATCGCACCACACACCGCCAGCTTGACAACGGCGACAGGGAATTCCGTTTCTACCTTGACGGGGTTTGCGTCAAGCGTTGCTTGATCACCAAGAAAACAAAGACCAAAGAACCGCAACAAATCGACCTTGACCCATCGGAGGTGTCCAATGCTTAACGATGATTTGATGGGCCAAATGTTGGCAGGGCTTCGCCCTAAATCCGGCAACCGTTCAAAGGTAATGGCAAGAATTGAAGAGCTACACAAGCGGACGGTGAGCCTGTACGGGGAAGGGTTGCCACGGTTCAAAGTGGAATTCAACTTGCGCGGGAGGACTGCCGGAATGATGCACTCTGTGCGAATCGGTGGGGATTATGAGGTGGAAAAGGTGAGGTTTAATGAGGCGATCATGAACACGCCAACGAACACAGAGCAATTCCTTGCGCGTACTGTGCCGCATGAATTCGCCCACGCTGTACAGTATGGGCTATTCAATGGCGAGGCAGAGTATCGACAGGCGCACGGCAAAGGCTGGCGCAATATCATGCGCGATCTAGGCGTTGAGGATGTGACGCGCTGCCATACATACGATACCAAGGCAGCAAGGCGTGGGAACTATTACCCCTATAAGTGTGACGGCTGCGGATATGAAACGGAGTTTTCACAGAGGCGTCATAACAAAGTATTGCGAGGGCAGTCCCTGTATGGCTGCGGGAAATGTGGCGGCGCGTTAGTGTGCGCGGCCTAGTACTGTACAGATGAAAAGAGATCGGAAGCCTAAAGAGTAGGCGTGTACCTGATCAGGCACATTTTAATGTTGACAGACTGGTACAGGTCTGTATAATAGAGCGAGAAAGGTAAGTTGTGAGTAACGAAAACAAAACAAACGAAGACGGGCTGATAGTGCTGAAGACACCGGAAGCCATCAACGCATTCAGAGTGCTTGCCCTCAAGGCAGCTTTGAGTATGGAAATCCAAGGGATGAAACGGAGAGGCAGGTCTGTCTACTCAATCGTGAAAGAGGAGTTCGGGTTCAAGGGTAACAAGCAGAAGGTGCTCGCCCAGCTTGAACAATACGTTGAGACGGAGATCATGCAATGATCAGCATTACCATCGAACACCGGAGAAACAAGACCCAATGGTGGGTCACTATAAACCACACAGTCGAAGTGCATTGCCTGAACTACGAACACGCAATGGAATTCGTAAACGAAATAGTCAGAAAGGAATTGTCGAAATGAGAATGTTTTTACTAACCACAGCGGTACTGTCCAGTACTGCCCTCGGCTGGGAACCAGCCGAGGCTCCAACAAAGGGAGAGCGTGATCTAGTCTCTGCGGTGATAGTAGCAGAGGCAGGAGGCGAGGGAGCCACAGGGATGCAGAGTGTGTACGAGGTACTGTGGAAAAGAGCCAGCCTATCAGGCCGGACGTACACGCAAGTGGTGACGAGGAAGCACCAGTTCGAGTGCATAACCGGACGCAATCACAGCGAGTTCATTGCGTGGGCTAAAGGTAAATGGCCCGACCAATTCAAGGAGGTGCAGAGTATGCTTAGGTTCCCACCGCTAACGGTTCACACCGTCCCAGCAGGGCAGAGAAAGACTAACACCAACAGAGCCGACCATTACTTTGCCCTTAAATCTATGCCCAAGGTGGGCGGCGTAAGAACCCCACCATACTGGAGCAAGTCATACGATCCAGTGAAGGATGCCAAGGGTAAGACCGTAGGCTGGAGGTTCAACGGCAATGGAAAGATCGTAGGTAATCACACGTTTGAAAGGCATCGTTAAACATAGACACAGCTATCCTTAAACCAAGGAAACCAAGTGAACAATTAGAACTGATTTTGTTAGGGAGATAGATAGAATAATTAAATCTAGTTAATACAGAATCTAGTATGATTGACCTAGTAAGAATCAATTATACACACATACAAAAACCTAGTAAAGAGAAAGTTATTCACATGACATTAGAGCATGATGATTGGATGCACGAAGGGCAGGAGTACAGCGCACTGTTGGACTTCACGCCAGCAAAGATGGACGGGTTCGCGGAGGAGCGCGAGCCAGTAATAGAAGTCAGAGAGCTATACAGGCGGGGAGGGGTAGAGCGTGGGAGACTACTGCGCCAGCCTGTCTGGAGACTGATAGACCTAGAGGACGAGGCCAACAGCGAGGTGATACAGGCCGCTGTTGATACGTTCAGAGAGCGTTGGCCCTACTGCTGTGAGTGGGGGGAGGAGGAAGGGTGCAGCGAGGACAAGATGGAGAAGCTGCGCCAGATGGCAATGCACGATGCAGAAATGGAGGGAGAAGAATGAGGAACCTAGAGATAATCAAGGAGGTGTTAAGGGTAGTTGACGACGAGCTTAACACTCACCCGCTACCAATGCCGGAGCTAGTCAGGGTCAGGGCTGTGATAACAGAGATCAGGCCGGAGCTTGACCCAACTCTAGAAGACCCTAACCAACTCAAACTGGAGGGCATCGAATGAGTACTGGACAGTACCAGAACCCGTACCGGACTGGGTACAGGGAGAAGCGCGGCTGCTTACAGGTGCTGCGCGAGAAGATCGGAGCCTTTGAGATATGGGAAACCATACCCCCAGTACTGCCAGACGGCAGCGTAATGCTAAAGGTTGGCGAGGAGATTAAGCTCGACGAAGGGACTTATGAGGTGGTAGATGTTACAGAGTGTGGTGCGCTCTGCGAGAGCCGCATACGCAAGACCGTCGAGTACAAGACTGACGGTGGAAGAGAGGTTAAGTTCACAGCTACAAAGAAAGGAACAATCCGTGTCTCACCTTATAGGCCCAGAAGATCAGTCAGACGAAGAAAGACTAGCAGAGGAGTTCTGCGAGGACTTGAAAAATCTGAGTGAAGTATCGGAGGTACGGGGATGCAGCCAAAGAAGAATGGGACAAGCGATGATTGGCTGCGGTCTTCAAGTCTTAAAAGAAGGGTGCAACGAGGACACGCGCAAGGCGTTAACGATAGCAAAGACTATGTTGACAGCGTGGAAGTCGTTCGCAGAAGCAGAAGAAGAGGAGTAGCAACGCACGAACAAACTGTTTCTTTGGACTGCGCCAAGTACTCCAAGCGGAGTCGGTCTACCTTTCTCCCGACTCCGCTTTTTAATTTCCAGAATATACACTGTAGACATTTGAGTACTGTACAGTACCAGATTTATTACCTTGACTTGAACCAGATAATGTGTCAGTATAGGAGCCTATTATGAGTGAGGACACTAACACAGTACAACTACCCAAGAAGCAGAAAGGTGACGAGCGGAGAAGTCTGCACGTCAGGATAACCGAGTGGCATCACACCAAGCTGAATATGCTTGCGAGAGAAACGCACTGGAATAAGAACGAGATCGTCGAGAAACTTATTGAGCAGAGCGCAGTGGGGGAACACTCGGAATGAATTACGGAGCGTGGCACTGCCCTCTTGAGGCTTCTCTCATTGGCCTCACCTCCTTTGTGGTGTCACGCTCCAATTAAAATCTCAATGAATAGCAGAGAGAAAGGTAAACGTGGAGAGAGGATGTGGCGAGATCAGCTAAAGGCTGCTGGCTATACAAACTCTAGGCGAGGGCAGCAATTCAGCGGCGATGAATCCGCACCAGATGTAATCTGTGAAGACCTGCCACATCTCCACTTTGAAGTAAAATATACGCAGAGGCCAAACATAGAAGCGGCACTGATCCAAGCGCACTCCGACTGCGGCAGCAAGCTGCCAGTGGTGGCGAGCTACAGGACAGGCGGGAAGCTCAAGGAGTGGGTCGTGTCTATGCCAGCCGAAGCGTTCTTTAAAATAATACAGAACAATGCCAACGAACAATAAAACCGAAAACCTGTACGAAGTGCTTGCACGAGTTCAGGAGAAGCTGGAGAGGGCAGAAAAGTCCTCCAAGAATCCACACTACAAAAGCAAGTACGCTGGACTTGATGAGTTCATCGAGGTTGCCAGACCTGTGCTTAACAAGGAAGGCTGCTTCCTTACTCACACCATTGACTCTGTGCGAGAGTACACAGAGTTAAGGGAGGACGGCACGAAGGTTCACTACCCAAGGCAGGATTTTTGCACCTGCCATATCGCTCGTGGCGAGCAAGAGATCAAGACTCAGATGCCTATACTGATGGGCGGACGCGATGACGCGCAAGCCTTCGGCAGTGCGCTGACCTATGCCAGACGCTACACCTTGCAAGCACTACTGTGCATTGCAACTGACGAGCCGGATGATGATGGCGTTAAGGCAGTCGGAGAGAACAAGGTGGCAGCAATGGCTTCAGGAAGAAGCAACGGTAAGACCCCTACCTCACGCCGCGCTGCGGTTGAGGCAAACGTGGACGGGTTCTTAAAGCCATAACATTATGGCTGCTCACGGTATGGTGCTACGAGAGATTCGTGGACGAGGTTTCCGTAGGGGTTTTCATATATCTCCTCTCCTGCGGTGTTGCCTGTTAGAAACAAACGTGAGCAGCCTACTTTAATATGACCGATATAAACCACAGCGAGAGGGCGCATCACCCAGACTTTCCTCCGTCTTCCCTCCCAGCGTTTGCGAAGTGTCCCTGCTACAAGTCCTCTGACACAGTGGGGCAAGCAGCAATCAGGGGGACACAGCTTCACGAAAAGCTTGAGGAAATACTGTGCAGTACTGAATTGATTAAGGAGATAAAGAAGAAAAATTCAAGAGGTTCTTAATATGAAAGAGGAACAGGAACTAGGAATTGGTAGCGAGCTTAATAACGGCGCGGTTATTACTGGAATCCAAGAAAGAAAGGACGGCACAAAGGGGATGTGGATCGTAACACGACCCGATGGGGCAACCGCCTATCGCCCCCGCAAGCCAGACAAAGGTTCTGGATGGGCCAATTTTAAATGGGGCAACCCAACCTATACCGACAGTCCCGACAATCCCCGCTATAAGCTAGACTAAACCCCAAACAAAGAGAAAGGAAACAAGTGGGAGAAAACATATCCAGCACAAGAAGCCCTGATAAGATCAGGGATGACGCTATCCAGTGGTTCAACACCATAGCACCACTGAAGTACAATGAAGGACAGGCAAAGTCTGAGGTGACTGACAACCTAGACAAACACCCAGACTTGATCGGAGCATTAGGTGAAGAGATCGTAGACGCAGTATTCTATCTGGGAAGCCTGTCGCATCAGCTTCAGAAGAAGGACAGCAGGATAGCCGAGCTTGAGAAGATGGTGGAGTTCTACAAGGAGCTATCCCAGCGATGAGCCTAGCCATCAATACGCCGCGAGGTCAGGAGGCTTTGAAGCACGAGCGGGATTGCATCTCTCTCTACCGAAGCCTTCACCCTGACTACTCCTTTATCGAGACTAACAAGGATAAGCCAGCGGCTATTGATGGTGTTTTATACATGAAGAAGAGCGACTGCCTTCAGGCTGTTGTTGAAATAAAGTGCAGGAACATGACGCACGAACAGTTGTTCTCTGACTACGGGGGCGAGTGGTTAGTTGCGAAGGCTAAGATAGAGAAGGGCAGAATGATAAGCCATCTGTTATGTGTCCCGTTTGTTGGGATGCTGTACCTGATACCCGACAAGACTATCCTGACTATCAGGATAACAGACAGTACCGGACAGTACTGCATAGACTTTGACGTAAGAGAAACGACAACAAAAGCCACCATCAATGGCGGGAGCATCAAGCAGCCCAACGCATTTATACCGATGGACAAAGCGAAGGAACACAAATGCGCTTAAAAGATTTAGAAGTTATCACAGCCATAATCATAGCACTCGCGGCACTGGGGCTGGTCATAAGGATTGCAACGGCATGAACGAGCGTGAACAAATTAAACAGTGGGAAGCCATAGCCAAGGAGGTGTTGGTGGATAAGGGCGCAAGCTGTAGCCACATAGAGTCTGTGCTGGTGGGTATTACCAGAAGCAAAGACAACTGGTTAAGGGAGCAGCTTGAGAAGAAAAAAGAGAAAGCTTGGAAGGCAAGTAATGTCAAAGGTTAAAGATTACCCAAAGGAGATAGTCTGGGCTGCGTCCTACATTCTTTCTGTCGCTGGCAGGAAGAAGCTAATCAGCGAGCAGCGCGTGTCCATCATGCGGGATGGGGAGGAGATAAGCTTTGGCAGTATGGACGCTTACTGCAAGGGGCATCTGTTCGACCTGAAGACTGGCATGAAGAGAGACTACAAGCAGCAGATGGCTGCGTATGCGTTGGGAGTCATGCAGAAGTTTGGGGACAAGAAGCTGACCTGCCACCTAGTCTACTCTAGGTTCAAGGATGTAGAGACATTTGACATAGAGCTTGAGGAGGCGGAACGCATTGTGTACGGGATAGTGGACTCAGTTAAAGACCCGACACGTTCACCTTGGCCTTGCGATTACTGCCGCTGGTGCAGCAGGAAGGATAACTGCACAGCCATCAAACACTTTAGCTATACAATCGCCGGACAGGTTGAGGCGATGAAGCAAATAAATCTCGACGATCCGTTAGACCCTGCTGTTAGAGAACGGTTACTATCCATCGTGGATGCGGTGGAGGATTGGGGATGTCGGATGCGGGACAAGGTAAAAAAGAAATAGTAATATGCCTGAGCAAAATAAATACAACTACATTAAGGTCGCTAAGAAGGGCTACCTTTACAACAACGAAGACAAGCAGGAAGGAAGCCCTGCGCCTGACGTTAAGGGAAGGATCGTCGAGCTTGAATTGAAGAAGCTTGAGCCGTATGCCGATGAGGAAGGTAAGGTCACTGTAGCTTTAGCCGGATGGCGAGAGCAGGATCAAGAAGGCACTGACCGACTTGGCTTGCAATGCCAGTACGTCGAGAAGCAGGGCGAAGCTCCGGCTGAGTCTAAGCCAGCCTCCAATTCACCATTCTAGTACTGGACAGTACTGGCCCCCTCCTCTCTCTTTTACGCTGCAAGTTATGAGGGGGGAGGGGATTAACAAACACATAGGAGATAACATGAAAAATAAAAACCAACCGCCACTCACCAATAAGGAGAGGGCTATGCTGCAAATGTCTATCGTCGCATCCTGCTTTGGGTTCGGGGTTCAAGACTCGGACGTACTTAGCTACAAGAGGACTGAGAGGATAGCACTAGCTAGACAGACAATCTACTGGCTATTAAGAAAGTCAGACTTTACATACCCCAGAATAGCTCTGGCAGTTAACAGAGATCACGCTGCTACCATAAAGGGGTTTAAGCAGATCGAGGGCATACTGGAGCTAGACCTAGAGGGCGGCTACTGTGACTGCATAAAGAATTCATTTAAGTATTACAAAGACTTCTACAGGGAGCATTTGAGGAAAGAGAATGAGAGAGCAAAAGAAAGGATCAAAGATGTTGTTTGACGAAAACAGGCCAGTAAGGAAACCCGCATCCGTATGGGAACTGAAGCAGGTTCTTGAGGCTATAGATGAGAGACGCAAGGAACTTGCTTGGCACAGGAGCGAGTGTGCCGGAGGGAACTTCGTCTGGAATAATGACGAGGCTAAGAAGGAGTTCTATGATTTGGGCGGAAAGCGTAAGAGGGTCTTGAGCAAGTTGGCTACTGCTATGCTCGACTGATCCTTGATACGCATCCAGTAGTAATGGCGGTGGCGTCAACTATTGGGTCAACAGTGTCTTCAGGGTACTGGCTTGAGGACACTATAATAAACTCCTTTTCTATAGAGAGGAGTACCCCGTTGGTTATACAGATGCAGGGGCGCACTTTGGAAAGCTCGCATTGAACATAGCCAGCGGGGTCTAGCCACTCTATCTCTACCTTCTTGCCGACCCAGCTTTTGGGTATCTTATTTTTGTATGCTCTGCCAGCCATCCCTATACCTTTCCCAATTACAAGTTCCTATTCTGCCCCTGCCCAGACCCGCTGGGAATATCGTTGCATGATACTTCTTCAGCCTCTGAATGTCAGCAACCGGAATAACATAATACCCGTCCTCGTTAATCCCTTCAAAGTCTTTTGAGTAGGGGGCAAAGAGGACAACATAGTCGCACTGCTTTTTCCCGTAATGATGTTTGACCTTGCTGCCGTGGGACAGGCATATCCTGTAGCTGCCCCTTTTTTGTAGCTTGCCAGTCTTAACCTGAATCCTGTGGCAACCGCCGCCTTTCTCAGCGATCAGGTCGTAAGGCTCACTGCCTATCGGGAACGATATATTAAACCCCAGTTGCGCCATCTTAGACGCAACCGCAAGCTCACCTCCCGTTCCCACCTTGAGGTTGTCCATAGCCCCCAGTACTGTGCAGTACTATTACTTGTTATCTCTCAAATACCTGAACGCATGATAGTCTTTCGGCCTAACAGCACCAGATTTAATAAGCTCTTTTATCACATTCTTGCTCTCCTCATCGCCAACCCCCTTGAAATGCTCCTTGAGGTACTGGCCCCTATCCCAACTGTTCTGAATCCTGCCAAAGTCTTCAGGCAACAAGGCTCCCAGCAGTGCAGCTTCTTTATTCTTTGAGGCTGCTATTGACTTAACGCGCTCGATAATCGACCTGTAAAATTCTTCGCGCTTCAGATTCTCTTCAGGACTTAGCTTCTTACTGGAGCCGACAGCGTACTTCCTAGCAGCCTCGACAACAGCCTCGTTAACATCGCCGCCCTTTATGTTCTTTGCAGATTTAAGGAGAAGGTCTTTGTTCTCCTTAATGAACTTGTTAACCAAAGCGTCCCTTCTTCCGGTTCCATATTTCCCAGTACGCTCCTGCTCCACTGCAATGTCTATGGTTGTGGGTTCCTTCGGCTCGTCCATCAAGCCAGCTTTAACAGCCGTCTCAATATAACCTCTCTGAAGTTCAAGAACTTCATCAGTAGCCGCAAACTTCTTGTCCCTCATAAACTTAATGAGGGCATCCTGCGCTTCTTTAGATGTGGAGGTTCCAACTCTTAACGGCTGCTTACTCTTAACAGAGGATTTAATTATATCCTTAATAAGCTCCTCGGCGTTGGCATCAGAATACTTCTTGCCGAATCCAAGAACATTCGGCTTGCTCATTTCGTTATCAATAAACTGGTCAGCCAGAAGCTTTGCCTTAACAGCGTCACCTTTTTCAATAGCGGCAACAATCTCAGATTTATCAGCAGCGATCTGTGTGGGTGAGAAGCTCCCCTTCAGTGTTGGAGTTCTCTCAACATCTTTAGACTTCTTGACTGCGTACAAGCTCTCCTTCATGAATCTGTCGTTCACGAACCTTCTCAGCTTTTTGTTTGCTGCCTTTATATCCTGTCTCCTGTCTCCGGTAATTTCTCTATATCCGGCAGCAGTGCTTCCTGCGCCAGCTACAATTCTCAGACCTTCATCTAAGGTTTGCAGAGACGCCCCAGTTTCTATGGCAGAACCTACAGCTTCTTTAGTCTGATTGATTGCGTCAACTACAGGCACTCCAACTGGATCAAAGCTTCCAGTTTTCTTATACCTTAGTGCAGTGCCTCCTATGTACTCTCCAAACAAATCCCACTGTCCGCCAAGTGCTGCGTTGTTTACCGCTCTATTGGCAAGCATCAGCAAGCCCTTTCCAGAATCATCCTTAAACGCTTCCGCTATCTCCTCATAGCTGGCATCCTCTCTATCCCTCCCGAACAATCTGTTAGTTTGCCCAACAGTCTCACCAGCTAACTGTGTTGCGGCAAGCCATTTAAGAAATGGTTTTGCATTACCGTTCTCAAGCTCTCCAATAATGTTCTTATGCAGGTGTCGCTGCATTTGTTGGCCCCAGTTTTGGAACTTAAAAACAGTCCTCCATCCATCGTTCTGCATAAACAACGGAAGCTGGTCGAACCTGTATCCACCTTGCGTTTCCTTAGTCCAGCTTTGCAGAAGCCTTCTTGTTTCTTCGTGGGCTTCAGGGTTGAAAGGAACCGCAGTCTTCTTTCCCATCACATTGCCGAACCTTTCATTCGCAACCTTAGACAAATCTATATTGTTGTTGTTTGCGAATCTTTGAGCGGAAGCTAGGTTCTTTGCCTTTTGCCCACCATCTTTCAAAAGCCCGTCTAGCAATTCTTTCTGTGACTGGAGCCTGTTAAATGCTGGCCCTGATTTAGCATTCTTAATGCTATGAATGTTCCTAACTAAATAGACAATCTGCTCTGCGTTCTCAACCTCATCGTACAAGTCCATCCACTCTCTTCTGGCTAAGTCCCCAGCTATAGTACCCTGCTTTCTAATAAAATCTTCAGCACCAGAAAATCCTGTCGCCCTTAGAGCCTTGCCGACTACCCCCTGACCTCCGGCTCTTGAGCCTTTCGTTAAAGACTGGCTGTCCACCATAGCAGTCACCCTGCCAATGTCGTTCCCTGTTGCTCCCAGTCTTTCGGCTAAATGTTGTGCCTTCTTATTGCCCCTTATTTTTGATCCTATTTCAGAAAAGGTGTCGGCAAGCTGCATAATTGTAGCCCTAGCCATAGGCTCAGTGCCAGTAATCGTCCAAGTTTTGTATGCCCCTGTAAGGTTCTTAATAGAGGATGACGGGTTAGCAATAAAAGCAAAGGTAGCCGCTTGGTTAGCCCCACTAGCAAACGAGCTTCCGCTTGGGCTGAATATTACTTTATGAATGTCATCAACATATTTCTTGGTATTTCGATCAGACTTGCCTTGAGATATAACCCTAAAGAGAAAGTCAGGGTTATCAATAGCCCGACCAGTACTGTCCAGTACTTTGTCCTGACCTCCAAAGTGGCGTATTTGAGCCAAGCTTCTTGCAGAGTCATCAAGGTAAGCAGCACCTAAGTCTGGGCTAAAGTCCAAAGCTTCGGGGGGAAGATCGGCCAAGGTTCTGCCTCGCTCTAGGTGGCTGAAAAAATTAGAAGAGCCTCCCTCTCTTGCTATTTGATCTTTAAATTCAACGTAGTTTTTAAGCTTTTTCTCTAGCGTTGCTTTATCCTTTGCGCCGAATATACGCAGCAACTCCTTTGCCTCTTTTGAGTCTTTTCTTTTATCGAAAAGCCTAAAGTTATCTTCTATAAGCTCCTCGTATTCCTGCTTCAGCTTTCTGGGCCAGTAAGCCTCATGCTGTCTGGCCTTCCTCCAAGAGTCACCATCTTTTACGATTATGTTTAGCCCCCGCATTTTCCGTCCGGCTTGCTGTGAAGCGTCAGACCACCCGTCCACAAGAGCCTTACCCATAGGTGACATCCTTGTGTAGTAATCTTTAGACCTAGCAACCCTCATGTTCTCTGCTATCTGGCCTTCATGCAGGTAGGCGGGTTGGTTAATTTTAAGTTGAGTAAGACCCTTGGCTTTGTCTTCGTACTGGGTACGCACTGTCGCGGACTCGTCACCCCTTACGCCGCCTGTTTCAGAATGCCTTCTACGCATCCACTCTGAAAACTCTTCATTAGCTAACTCGGTTTCCTTTTTATTTCTAAACAATCCATATCCAATTCCCTCCGCTTTATCTAAAAATCTTGCTTGATAGTTAGAGGCAAGGAAGTTGCCATCATCAACTGAGTGGCGAAGACCTTTGGCAAGTTGGAACAATGCGCTCTTCTCTCCTGCGCCACCCTTTTGTGCTGCCCTCTCCAAAATATCAGCAGTACCCATATAGAGCCTGTTAACCATAGGGGTGGGCAATGTGCTGATCTTAGCACCCGCTCGGTCAATAGCTCCGGCAACACGAGACGTGTCGCTATTTCTCATAGCCCACTTGAACACAGGGTCTGTAGCGTACTTTTTGATAGCCGAACCCAGCCATCCTTCGCCCATCCTTTCTATGTTCTGGCCTTCTGTCACCAGTTCGGAGCCTTTTAATTTAACTCCGTACTTACTGGTCGCCTGACTGCTGGCCTGTCTCCCTAAGTCCACCAAAGTTGCAGCAGCCTCCTCGGCGTCCATTCGAGAAAGAGAGTTTAAGAATTTAATTTCATACTCAAGAAGCTCCTTCTCAGAAATAGCGTGATTGCGGTAGAAGTTTGGGGGTCTGTTCTCCCCCATATTGTCCCGCAAAATCCCAGCAAGATTCCTTCTTGATTCCCTACCAGCCCCAGACATCCCGTCCGTAACGGACTTGATAAGTTTATCTTCAGCTTTGGCAATAGCCTCATCCGATAAAGAGCTACTGCGGTAACTGTTTTCTAGGTTTTGTTTGTTTCGTAAAATAGTAATAACCCTCTGCATCATTTGAGGGTCAGAGTTGTCAATTAAGACTTTGGGGTTTGAATCAATTAGGGCTATGTCTTGTCTAAGTCTCTTAGCCAACTCCTTAGCAGCGTTCCTTTTTCCTTTTGTTGATGCGTGTTTACCCATAAACACAGCCTGTTGAGCCTTTTCCCTGAGAGCATCCTTAACCTTGAGGTTGTCATTCGCAATTTGCTTAGGCGTAGGCTTAACCTTAGAGAGAGGCGATAATAGCGCACCAAGACCAAGGGCTAGTTTGTTCCTATCCCAGACTTCGATAAGATCAGGAGAAAGGGGCTTGCCTTCCTCTAGGATGCTTGCGGTTTGCAGGGTAAGCTCGTTAATCGTGGCAGCTTCTGCCCCACCAACAATAAATCTCATTACAGTTGGAGCTTGGCCCAAAGTGGTCAAGGCAGACTGTCCCATCAGCCCCATACCCAGAGCATCCGCAGCCTCTCTGCCAGTGGTAGGTTTGCCGGACGCACTGTCAGCCATCATTCGGCCTAATAAGGCCGCGCCGCCCAGCACTGCTGCCTTGCCAAGCGGGTGGGGGACAGCCTGTGCGTATGGCATAGCTCGAACCACAGCCGCGCCGCTCCCAACGCCAGCCCTTGCTGCTCTTATTCCCTCTTCTGTGGTTCCCTCAGAAGCCCCAGTTGCTTTCATGATGGGGTCTATAAGGATTTCGCCAGTCGCAACATCCTTAACGCCCTTTGTAACATGATGAAGACCAGTTAAGGCAGTGTCAAGTCCGCCAGTCCCCTTTGTTACTGTCTCCCCTGACCTTACCTTTTCTCTTTCCCTCTTCTGCTCTTCAGTAAGGGATGTGGGTGAGCGCAACTCCCTTCTAAGCTTTGCTAGAGGAGACTCTGGAGAAGGGTAATCAAGTGAAAGCTTTTCCTTATCAACCTCTTCGTCAGAGTCTAAGCCCAGACTTTTCCTAAGCTCCCTGTTAAGCTCTTCTAAAGTTTTTTCTGGCATTTTAAATCAGAGGTTTATTGTGGGAGTTGTGGGACATTAGGTGCGGGTTCAGGTTTTTGTTTCGGCGTAGCTCCAAGACCAAACAATTCTCTGTACAAAGCTGTGTCAATTATTTTTTGATCAGCACCCAGCCCTTCTTGGCTTTTCTCAACTTCAATCAAATACTTTTCAGCCGTGCTGGCTGCATCTGGATCGCCTGTTTTTTGTTTTTCCAGTAATGCTGTTAGAATTGTTTTTGATTCTTCTAAGCTGTTAAGTAAATTAGCGTCTTTAAGAGACTCATAAACTGCGCTGTCCTTTTCAGGCTTAGAAATGGCCAAGTCAACTGATGGCATAGTTGCTGTTATCATTCTCTTATACTGCGCGAAATCCCTTCCCATCTGTTTCTGCTGTTCTTCAGTAAGCTCTACCCCAGCGTCAATTTTGGGATACATTATAATTCCGCCTTGCAGGTTTGTAGCGAAACCAAACGAGTAAGGGACTTCTTCTTCGTCTTCATCAACAATTTTTTCAGCGGAAATTGAACCATCTTTGTCTGTTACTAAATTCCAGCCAGTGCTTAGTGTTAGCGCGGATGCAAGTTTAGCCTGTTTCCGAGCCTCAAGCAAACGCACCCTCGCCCCATCATCTTGTGGGTCAGCATCTAAGTCCTGCTGCGCTTGAGAGAGGGCATCGTTCGCCCTTTCAATTATGGCAAACTTTTGCTCGAAAGCGTTTGGCTCTCTGAAAGAAGGCACTTCTCTTTCAATGATACCCTTAACAGTAGCTAAGTCTGTAACCTTTTTAAGCTCATCCCACTTTACGTCCGCATCAGGAAACATATTTTGAATTGAGGTAACAAAACTAGAAATCTTTTCTTGAGAAGCTTGCGTGTCGAAAGCCTCCTTTGTCTGCATATCTCTTTGCTCTGTAAGCTCGCTGTTTTCAGCACTTTCCCTACCCACACTGAATGATTCGCGTAGCGCATCATCGAGTCTGGGGTTGTTTTCCACAATCTGATCTAGCTCGGCATAAGCTGTGCTGTCTGGGTTAAGGTAAGAGTTGGCCCCCAGCTTGGCGGCGCGTTCTATTATTGCAGAATTTCTTGCTTCTCTTGCTTGCTGTTTTTCTTCGGCTGAAGTTTGAGAAGACCCAGTATTAAAAGCACTCTGAATTAGTCTTTGATCGCTCAGGTCGCCTTCGTACTGATCTAAAATAGATTGCAACCCTTCCCTATTGCCTTCCCGACCTAAAGCAGAGGCTTGATCTACATTGGCTTTTAAGAGGCTTGACTCCTTTTGCTTTCCCTCTTTTTTTAAAAAGGCTTGCTTGGAGTAGTAGTATTCCGGCTTGGTCAAGTCTAACTCTTCATCCCCACCAGCGTTTGTGTAGGCGGCGTAGCTAGTTCTGGTTCTTTCGTCCCTCGCATCCTGCAAGGCTTTAGCTACACTGGTTTTCTTTTCAGCGGCTGCAAGCTCTTCAAGCTTCATCTCCCTTAAAACATCTTCAGGAGTCCTTTGGGTTGTTGCAGAGAGGCTAGGGTCGTTAAAGATATTGCGCCTCTCCTCGCCAAACTTAGGAAGCTGACGAGTTCCCTCCGGCATAACATTAGGAATAGGAGTTTCGTCCCCCTTAATCTGGCCGTATGGCTGGTTCAAGCTTGGGGCTAAGGAAGCACGAAGCTCGGCCTCTTTCTGCTGCCTCTTGTCGCCTTCACGAAGATTGTATATGCGCTCATCATGCCTGCGCTGGCTTTCTCGAAGATCGTCTTCTCGCTCTTGCAGAGCTTTAAGAGCGGCCTTCCGCTCCCTTCTGTCGGTAGCTTTTTCGTATGCGCGTTCAAATCCGCGACCAGCTTCTTCAAAGAATTTTCCCCAAGTTGCCATAATATATTCCTTACAAACAGTACTGTGCAGTACTAATTAAATAGTTTGTCTCCAAGCTTCTCACCAAACCCAGCATTTCCTGCTAACCCTCCGGCAATTCCGCCTAAGACTGCTCCGGCTCCTCCACCCTGATTAGCCATTTGAGTTCCGTAAATGTTAGCTTGTGTGCCGAACACGTTACTCGCAAACCCAGTGGCATTTGCTCCAGCGTTAGCATCAAGCCCCATACCGCGCTGCATCTGAGGCATCGTAAATGGTGACGCACCCTGTTGCAGACCGGACATCGCAGCACCCTGCGCTGCAATCGGTTGTAACCCTAAGTAGGACTGGATGTTGCCAACGTCCTGCTGGCGGGCAGCAAGCTGCTGTTGCGAGCCTACGTTACGAGCTTGATTAATTTGCTGCACACGCTGGATCGCATTAGCAAACGATTGCTGCGCCATAGCGTTGGAACGATCAGCTTCAGTCTGGCCGCTTGCCAGCAAGCCCAGAGCCTCGCCACGCCGTTGCTGACCTAGCTGCATACCGCCTTCCATCTTCGCAATCGCTTCCCGTAAGCCAGCACCAGTTCCTAGAGCCTGTCCGCGAGCAGCAGCAGCCCCTCGTACACCCTGCTCTAATGAGCGTTGTTGCGCTCCTGTGAGCCTTTCACCGGACATTAGCTGGTCTAGCACCTGTTCCTCAAGCTGACGCCGCATTTCGGCAGTCTGACCTGTATCAGTACGCAACTCAGGAGCACCACCAACCTCCTCATATTGCGTTCCTGACGCCAGTTCCTCTGCTGTTCCTTGCCCTTCACGGAGTCTGCGGGCAAAGTCTTCGCGTAATCCAAACCCTTCTGGGTCTAGCTGCTGCATCTGCTCCCGCTGTGCGTTAACAAACTGCGGGCCAAACTCAACGAGATTGTCTAGCTGGGCTTGCGTTAGCTGCGGAACAAGATCAATCAGGCCGGACATCTCAGCC